TTCCATCCGCATGAAGGCCAGAAATCAGCGGGAAGGGGAATGGGTCAACGTCGTCTAGAACGCCTTCGGCTGTGACACCGGTAAGCGCAACCGAGGTGGAATCAGCAACGCTGCCTACAACCCCAGAAGCAGAAACCCCCGTGAGCGCAATGCTGCGTGCGCCAACTGCTACAGAACCAACTGCGCCAGTCGCAGACCTCCCAGTCAGGGCGACCGTGCGAGAAGACGCAACCGAGCCTACAAAGCCCGAGGCAAGAACACTGTCCTCGGGTCTACTATTAGTCTCAGTTACGCTACCAACATTACCAGACGCAGCGACGCCCGTGAGCGCAAAACTGCGAGCGCCAACAGCGACCGTCCCCACTGCTCCCGCAGCAGAGACTCCCGTCAAAGCGACGGTTGTAGAAGGTGTCTCGTTACCGGTTGTGGCGGAGGCAGCAACGCCCGATAGGGCGACGGTAACCGAACGCCCTACAGAACCAACCGCACCGGAGGCAGCAACACCCGTTAGGGTTTCCCCAAGGCCACCCCAAGTGCTGCTACCCCAGGTGCCACTACCCCATGCGGTAGGCACCTTCCGACTCCTTTACTAGAGTCGGATTAAGTCGTTGCCAGACGCAGCAGAGCAGTCGAGGTGGTGTTGGAAGGCATCGTCAGAGTGAACGTGCCTGCGGTCACAGTCTGTGAACCGAAGGTGTGCACGCTGACAGCCTTGTTGCTCTGAGTAGAGTTGTAGATCAACACCGCGTCGAACGCCGTTGCCAGGGTCACGTTGGTGTACGTGATCGAAGCCGAAGGAGTCCAGTAGGCCGTACCTGCCGTAGCAGAAGTATTGCTCGACAACGGGGCCGTTGCGTTGGTCACCGTCACACCACCTGCGGTGTAGTTGGTACCGGTCACCTCGCCCGTGGTGCTGTACGCCGTGGTGCTCGCGTTGACCGTGGCCGAGGCCAGGAACAGCGCGGCCTTGAACGTGTCTGCCGTACCGGCAGCACGAATCGGGGCAGTACCGAAGTTGTGGGTAGCGGTCAGCACTTCGCCAAGAAACGAGGTGCACATTGATTGGGTATTGGGCATTTCAGGCTCCTTTGATTAACCAAATGACGCGGCTTCCGCGCCTGCAAAAGTGGGCATCTTCTTCAGTGTGACATGCACAGACCGATGCACGAGTTCGCCCTCGTGCCAATACTCGACCCAAGTCGTGTATTCGTTGTCATTGTCAACGACTCCTTCCTTCTTTTCAAGGAGGGATTCCTCCATGTCGCCCTTGGTGGTGAAAATCGTGCCCATTCAAGTAATCCTTATGATTGCGTTGGTACTATCGGCAGTCGGGAACTGCACTTGGAAAGACGTGGTGGCGGTTTTGTCCCCACCAAAATCAAGAACGCAGACGGTTGGGTTCCCGCTACCCACCTTGTAGATGATGGCCCCCCGGCAGGTAAACGCCGCCGGGTTCCACGTCACGTTGTTGAATGACAGGTAGGCAACCGTGTTGCTGGGGTTCGGACCCGTGGTGGGTGCCACAGAAACCGTGACGATCTCACCACCCGTGGTATAGCCGCCACCAGCAGGAACTTCGCTTGCCGTCGTGTATGCAGACGTGGTCGGCCCAATACTGGCCCCACCCGTATAGAGCGCCATCTTGAACGTGTCAGTGCTGAAGTTGAACTGGCCCGAGGCCATGCCCACCTTGAACTGATTGGTCGCACCCTGCTCGATGGGCATTACTGGACACCTCTATTCTGAGGCAGCGGCGCCACACGAGCCTGCCCACTGCGGTACGCATCGCTGCGCTCCAGACCATCACCCAGACGCTTGGCCAATTGCAGGGCTTCCATGTACTTCTGGTTGTACATGCCCATCATGTCCTGCTCACCTTTCATGTAGGTGTAAGCCTCGACCAACGAGCCGTACAACAACACCGTGTCGAAGTTGTCGCCCAACCAAGACGTACCCGCCGTCACGATGGACTGCGGGTAGTAGTAATAGTGAAGCTCGACGTTGTAGTTGGCGTCAGGTGTCGGGCCAAGGATGAACGTCAACTCGTTCGTGATCGTCGCGCCAGCCACTGTCGGGCCGAAGAGCGCGTAGTAACGCGGCACACCCGCATCTTGCGGCGTCGGGTACGCCTGCCGAATGAAGTTCACGTCCTTGTTCAGCAGGTACTCGTACGTGCCCGTATTCAAGTTCCCGCCCGTTACGTCCGTGATAACGGCCAAAGAATAGACGGAAAGAAAGTCGTCGGGCGCAGCCAGATACTTGTTGCCGTTTGAGACAACACCCGTCATGTTCTTGCGCAAAGACGGGAACTGAACCGTGTTGTAGATGCGCTGCTCAGCTTGTTGGACGAAAACGGGTATCTGAGCAACGAAATCGCTGCTCGGGTTTTCGGTATACGCCTGGATGGCGTTGCTGAGTTGCGTGTAGTTCACTTTTTGGACTTCCCGCCAAAAATTCCCAAATCAGCCCATCGGCCCCCTGGCCATCGTACCTTTGGTAGCGCAGCCGGTGCCACGGATTTTGATGCCGTCAGTCTTCGTGCCCTTGTACTCGTTGGAGTGCATGTTGGCCACGGACACGTCCATGCGCAGCGCCTTCTTGATGTCGTCGGCGCCAACAACCGGTGTGGCCACCGGCTTGGGGGTCTTGTAGGTTGCCATGTCAGACACCTTTCTGCTTGCGGCCAGGGTTCATCTGGTTGGCGACCTTGGCCAGACCACGACCCATCTTGAGCATGTCGCTGTTGGTCTTGCCACCAGCGCGCATTTTCTTGACGTTGGCATCAGGATGCGCACCAGCGCCCTTAGCCATGTGCTTCTTCAGCATTTCCTTGACGCTTGCCATTTTTCGCTCCTATGCCGTCACAACTGTGACTGTACCAATTTGGATGGTTAATACAAGGTTATTGGGTGTCAGCCCAGCATCGGGACCGCGAGAACCACCAACTGGATTCCAGCCCCACTGGAAGTCCCGACTGCCCTCACTCGGGAAACCCACCGCATCCTGCGTGGTTGCCGTGGTGTCCACAACCTGCAGACCCGTGTTGCCCGACTGCACGTAACTCAAATCAGGACGCGGTTCGCGCAAGCCTTGCGGGTCATCGACCGGGTACATGCCCAACTGCAACTGCGGTTGGTCGGGATCCCAGCAGACCGGGCAGACCAAGAGGTTGTAGGTCTTGGTCTTGATGACTTCCTTGCGCAGTTGCGTGAGCTTGAACCGAAAGTCGCAGCGGTCACACTGCGCAATCGCATTTTTGCCTGACGCGAACCGGTTACCCATTTAGGTGCCGCTCCCGATGTACATCTGCCGGGGCACGAACCGCACCGCTGCCTTCTCTTGATCCTCGCCTGCAGCAGTCTGCCAAGCCTCGTCGTACTGCTGCTTCAGAATGTCCAGGCGCTGCAGCCCATCAGGCACCTTCAGCGCGATGTAGTACGCCAGACCGGCCACAAGGCAGGGCAAGAAGCGGAACGGCACGTCCATCGTCTTGACGCCACCACCGGCGTCCTGCAGGCGGCGCAGGCGCCAGTACACGAACTGGTAGGTCGTGCCCGGATTGGGCGTTGGCCAGACGGTAATGCTGTTCTTCTGCGACAGGATGATGGCCGAGCCAGACGAGTGCCCCACGGCAGTCGTGCCGCCCTGGCCACGGGCGCAGTTCAGCAGCAACGCTGGGTTGCCGCCACTAGCGGGCTGCACCTCGTTGAACGCAATCAGTTCGCTGCCGATCTTGATGAAGCCTGCGTTCGGGACGCCAGCCAAAGAGGTAATTGGAATGGACGTGGTGTTGTCCAGTATGGTGGCCTGCAGCGTTCCGGCAAGCACGGAGTCCTGCCCCGACAGCTTCTGAATCCAAACCTGAATGGGTCGGCCTGTGATCAGCTTGTTGGGGATCGTGGCGTAGGTGCTGACGCTGATCCGGGTGATGGTCAGGTCGGCTTGGTTGTTGGGGACGTTGGCGTTGGTGCGGATGACGTGGTCAAGCAAATCCACCGTGTCGTCCGGCAGCGCATAAGTCGGCTGACCAGTAGCCAAAGTGATGACGTTCTGCTCGAACGTCCACATGTTCACGCCTCGATTGCCCCAGTCGGCAAACAACAGATTCAGGCTGCGACGGGCCGTGCGCAAGTCGTAGCCGGTGCGCATCTCGCCACCGGCACGCTCAAAGGCTTCCTCGACGATCTCATTGAGGTCGAGGTCAAACGCAGCTACGCCTGAAGTTGTCATCTGAATCTCGCGGTCTTCTTAGCGATGGCCTTGGGTTGCGCTACGAACTGCTTGCCGGAGGCTTTGCCTGCTCGCTTTGCTCGGGTTGAGGCGGCGTACTCTTGGGGGGAAAGACTTTTGATCGCAGCCTCTGGAAGGTATCGCTCACCAGTTTTACTAGACGGTTTACCACTTTTGGTCCTCCACTTTTGGGCGGTCCAATCCTTCAGCGACTGCTGAGGTTTCTTAGTCACGGTACCCGCCGCCCTTGGCCTTGTACTGCTTGGCCAGAAGCTGCGCTTTGCGGGCGCTCCACTGGCCTGCCGCCGTGCCCTGCACAGCCTGCCCCTTGATCTTCTCAAAGAGAGACTTGCGCATACCGGGCTTGGTGTAGTTGCCCGCCTCGTTGACCTTGGACTTGGTAGTCCCGCCTTCGGCGTACATGTCAACGTCGTTCGGGTCATCCTTGCGTCGGATGACCTTCTTCTTGGGCATCTTGGAGGGGGCGATTGCCCCCATCCCC